CTTCTCGTTCACCAGCTCCGCCCGCGCCACCGTCACTTCCAGCGGCGACATCTGCCCATCCGGCCCCCGCCGCGTGTCCACCGTATGCACCAGTACCCACTGGCTCCCCGCCTCCGGCATCCTCGGAAAAATCAACGCGCTCATAGCACAATCAACCCCCTCCCTCTCCTGTGGTTGTTTCGTCCCATTCATCAACGCGAAAATTGAAACCGGCAAACCAACACGCTAGACGAAACAGCACCGTCGCAATCCTGGCCCGCCATCTGTATATACGATGGTTCTTCAATTCGACATCATTGGCTCGTGCAATAATTTCAACCCTTGCCATTATTTTTGTCACATCTATCATGGGTTATGCTCCTTCATTGCCTCCCACGCCGACGCGCCAATGTCCATTAAGTCCTGGGGCGTCACTCGATGCCAAGCGCCGCCGTTGGAACAGTAGAACTTCAGCGAGTTCCACAAATAACCCTGCCCGGCAATATCCGCATCGACCAAGACGGCAGCGACGGCCGGCCAGCGGTCAGTATCACTATTCAGAACTACAGCCGAATCATCAAAGCGCGATCCTACATCGACAACCTCATCAGCTAGTAGTGGGGCAAGCAACCAGTAGATCGGGTGGCATTGTTGCTGGTACTTATTCAGCCCACTGAGTGAAACAGCATAGCTTGTCATTGGTATTTACTCCTCATAGCACAATCAACCCCCTCGTCTCATACACACTCGGCCGGCTCTCGTTCCTCAGCGCCCGGTCCAGCCCCATAATCCCCGCCACCATCCCGTCGATCTTCTCCCGGCTCTTCTTCTTCGACGGCTTCACATTCCCCGCCGCGTCCATCTCCACCGTCAAATTGTCCGCCATCCACCGCAGCACCGGGTTCCCCCCGTGCCACAGCTTCCGCTCCAGCACCAGCCGCAGCAGCTCCTTCGTCGGCGAGGCCATACTCGCGAACCCCTGCCCGAACTGGACCATCGTCAGCCCCGCGTTCGTCAGCTCCTGGCTCACCTGCACCGCCCCCCAGCGGTCGAACGCGATCTCCGCGAGTCGGAACCGCTTCGCGTCCGCCTTGATGTCCGCCACAATCCGCGTAAAGTCGATCACGTTCCCCGGCGTCGCCCGAATAAAGCCGTCCCGCGTCCACGCGTCGTACGGCACCCGGTCCCGCCGCGCCCGCTCCATCATGTTTTCCCGCGGAATCCAGAACCGAGGAACCCACGCAAACGCCCCATCCGCCAGCGGAAAGACAAGCACCATCGCCGCCACGTCATTCGTACTCGCCAGGTCCAGCCCACCGTAGCAGATACCACCCGCCAGAACGTCTTCATCGACCACTCCCGCGCTCGCGTCCCATGCGCTCAAATCCAGCCACCGCTCGTCCTGCTGCGTCCACTGGTTCAGGTGCAGCCGGCGGAACGTGTTCTGATACGCCGGCACCTGCCGCGCCCGGTCGCACTCCGTCCGCAAATACGCCTCCTGCACCGTCACGCCCATCGACGGGTTCGCCTTCGCCCACACCGCCGGGTCCGTCCAGTCATCCCCCTCCCCCGCCGCGGCGATGTACGCATAAAACGAGTCATCCCCGATCACCCCCGCCAGCACCTGCCGCGCGTACTCGTGTTGCTCCCAGCAGATCGACTGCCGGTCATAACCCGCCGTCGTGATCGCCACCACCAGCGGCTGCCGGCGCGATCCCTGGCTCGTCGTCAGCACGTCCCACAGCTCCCGGTTCGGCTGCGCGTGCAGCTCGTCGAAGATCACCCCGTGCGCGTTCAGCCCGTGCTTCGTCGGCGCGTCGCTGCTCAACACCTTGTAACTGCTCATCGTCTCCGGCACGACGATGGCCCGCTTGAACACCTGCGCGTACCGGCTCAGCGCCGGACTCCCCACCACCATCTGCTTCGCCTGCTCAAACACGATCGTCGCCTGCTCCCGGTCCGCCGCCGCGCTGTACACCTCCGCCCCCGGCTCCTGGTCCGCGAACAGCAGGAAAAGCGCCAGCCCCGCCGACAGCGTACTCTTCCCGTTCTTCCGTGGAATCTCGATGTACACCCGGCGATAACGCCGCGTCCCGTCCGGCCGCTTCCACCCGAACACATCCCGCACGATCTGCCGCTGCCACCCCTGCAACCGGAAGCCCTCCCCCGCCCACTCCCCCTTCGTATGCCGCAGCAGCCGCTCAAAAAAGCGCACCGCCCCCAGCGCCGTCCGCTCATCAAACCAGAACGTGCTCATAGTAATTGCAGCTGATCCAGCGTCCAGTCAATCGCATACCGGAACTTGCCGTCGTAAACAAGCGGCTCACCCTCACCCTCGATAATGATCCACCACCCCATCGCGACTGTATGGCCCTTCTGCATTAGGTACTCGATGAGGCACTCCCGAATGTAGTCCGCAGCCTGCATACTTGGCCGCAGGAAAGACCTCTCGATGACTATCCTGTGATGAATTGCTCCGGGTTTAGGTGGAATATACGTAGCATAATCCCATTCCCCATAACGCTCTTTCTTCCCCCCGCCACCTTCCAGCAAATCCTCAACTAATAGTTGTAATGGTGTCTTAATCATCTCTCACCCCCGCACACTCGGATTGAACCGGGCCTTGCTCCGCGGAGTCACTTCGATCCCCGCATCCCGCAGCGCCCGCACCAGCGTCTTCTGCGCCGTCCCCATCGCCTGCGCCACCACATTCCAGTTCCGCTCCACCTGGTGCAGCGCCGCCGCCCGCGCCAGCTCCTCATCCGAGAACACCCGGCCGCTCCCCTTCCGCCCGCCGCCGTGCGGCTTCTCCACCCGCTCCTTCGCCAGCAACGGCGCCACACTCCGCACCCCCTGCTCCACCACCGCAAACGCCAGCGCCCGGTGCCCCTTCGGCGGCTTCCTCGTCTCCTCAACCGGTCCTCTTGGCATAACCGTCACTCCTCCATCGCCTTGTCTGTTACCGGGTACTCATTCCACTCGCGGCCGTCGAGCAGGCGGCCGGCGCGGTGTTTGCCGACACGAGCGACTGCCGCCTCGTTATCTTCATCGCCAACACTACGAACCCAGCCCACATTTTTTCGCTGCGGGTTGTTGCTCTCCTCGATTAGGTACCAGTTGTTCAGCACGTTTTCAACCGGGGCGTACTCCCCCCACTGCTTGAAAAAAAATGGCACATCGGTTTCCAGGCACTGGTCGCGGATGGAGCGAACCCAGTCCGGGTGCATTGGCCGCGCGTCGGGGCCGGATTCGCCGCCGACGATGACCCAATTTATCCGGTCCGCTGTGAGGTTGTACGATCCGCCGTTGTCGGTGCAATGTGGAATGGTGCCGAATAATCCCAGGTCGATTGGGCCTAACATCGGCTCGACGCTGAGGAAGCGGACGGCCGCGGGGATTTGGAGGAGTTCAGGAATGCGCTTGTCGGCGTATTCCTGGTTTTCGACCGAGGTGCCGATCCAGACGTTCGCGGGCCAACCGAAGAAGTCGGGATGATGGTACATCCACGGAACCATCCTTGTTACATTCTCCGGCCGCTTTGTCAGGAGCAGCCAGTCAAGAGCGGGAGTCTCATAGATCAGGTCGAACAGGTCTGTGCGCCACTCGTTCATCTCTTCGCGCTGGTCCGGCTTGTCCTCAAACACGTCCGCCAAACTGGCGCAGAAGACGCGGCGGCGTTCTCCGGCGGCTTCGGCTTCTCGGTTCCATTTAAGCGGTTGTTTCCAGTAGTCGGCCGACGTTCGCTTGCGTTCGCCCTGCGGCCCCCACTTCACTTTTTTGTACCTGTCGGCCATCATGGCCTCGGCATAACAGTTGACGCAGCCGGGACTGACTCGTGTGCAACCCACCCAGGGATTGAAAGTATGATCTGTCCACTCAATCTTGCTGTCTTTCATGATGTTATCCTCCCAAAAATAGGTTACTCTGTTTCTCCCAACACCTTATCCATCAGCTCGATGAATGTCTCCTGCTCATCCGCCGTCAAATTCCGTTCCGCCCCGCGCGCGATCTGCCGCAGCACCACCTGCAACCGCAGCCAGATACCCACCACAAACCCCACCACCCCGCACCCTATCGCCACCGCCACCGCGATCACCCATTCCATCCCTCATCATCCTCCCATGTCACAAACACGTCGCCCTCATCCCGCGCCCCGTCCCGGAACGCCTTCGCTAGCGCCTTATTCGCAATCCTCAAGTCCAGCTCCAGCATCGCAATCCGCGCCAGCAGCTCGTCCCGGTCCGGCTCCGTCCCCACTACCACCGGCGGCCGCCTCCCCTCCCGCACCATCTCCCTGCTCATTCGTCATCCACTCCCGCAAACAGCAAGTCCGCCAGGCTCTCCGTCGGCTTGTCCGTCTTAATCGAGCTGCGGCTCGCCGGCGTCAGCCCCAGCTCCCGCGCCGCCCGCAGCATCTGCTCCATCGCCTTGTTCGCTATCTGCAACCATGGCGACTGCACCAGGTTGCCGTTCGTCGTCTCAATCACCTCGCCGCCGTGCCGCAGCTCCACTTCCGCCGCCGCCCATCGCCCGTACGCCTGGCAGTACACCGCCAGCACCCCCCGGTCCACGTACGTCAGCACCCCCGCGTTGTGCAGCCGCCGCGCCACCCGCCGCCACTCCGCCCGCCCCGCCTTGTTCAGGTGCGCCGGCGCTTGCGGCATCGTCGCGTCCGGGCGCGGCTCCGCGTCGTTCAGCGGTCGCTTCCCCGGATTGCCTCTCATCTGCTTCACTGCCGTCGGCAGTGGTCGTCGTCCAGCCATCATTACACCCCTATCGCTTCAATTCGCGGCCGCGTGTGCGTGACCCCCGCGGCGGTACCCCGACCCCTCCGGCCAGAGATTCGACCCCCCTTTCCCCCTGGGCCGCTCTTGTCTTCTTAGAATGGCACGACTTGCACAGCGATTGCAGGTTGTCGGCCGCGTGCGTTCCACCCTCGGCCAGCGGCCGTATGTGGTCCACCTCCGTCGCCGCTGTCACCCTGCCCTGCCCTTCGCAGTGGACACAGAGCGGATGACGAGCAAGGTGCGCCGCGCGTATCTTCTGCCATCGCTTGTCATAGCCTCGTCTGGATGGTGCGAGCCGTGGCGCTGTCGTCGGCCGATGGGCCGGGCACCACGCGCCCTCAGTGACTATCGCCGGGCAGCCAGGCTGCCGGCACGGCCGACCTACCCGGGCCGGCATACATCGAGCAGCCGCCACACACCGTCCTGGTTGTGCAGCGGCAACACGCGACAGGTGCGATCCAGTATCCGGTATGCCGTCTGTCGGCTCACGCCATACTGGGTCGCCACCTGCCGCGCCGTGAACTGCTCCCCCTGCACCAGCCGCATTGTGATGTGCGCTGCCCGTTCCACTGGAGACATCTCCGCATATTCCACCAACACGGATTCCATTACTTCTCCTGTTGCGCTCCTCGTTAGAACGGTCGTTCTGATTATACATCGCTGCCCTCTCGGCTGTGCTTACGTGGCGTCGCCTACTCCTGCCAGTCGTCCAGCACCACCACCCCGGCCACGTCGCTCTCCACCCCCACCCCGAGGATGAGGTACGTCGCCCGCGACGCCAGCTCCTGCTCGCTGATGTAGCCGCCGCCCTTCTCCGATGGGTCCAGCACCACGCCGGAGATCCTCCCGTCCACCACCCGCGCGGCCACCATCACGCTCGTCACCACCCCCGGCAGGGCATCGCGGATGATCCGTACCACCCCCGCCAGGTCCGGCCGCTGGGCATCAGCCACGGCCGCTTCGGATTCGCTTGGCTTGCTCTCGTTCGTTGACATAATCTCTATATTGCTCCTCGGTCATCACGCCGATCTCATTCACGCGGCCGTGGAAGACCTTGCGCCACGCGCCGTCCAGCTTCTGCCAGGACCGTCGCCGGGCATAGCGGCGGCCGTTCTTCTCGCGGAACTCAATCCACCCGCCGCGCTTGCGAAGTCCCGCCCGCGTGGGAGTGGGCATAGGGGAAGTGGGAGTGGGCAAGGGAGTGGGCATAGACTGTGGCGCCGTTTGCCCACTCCCGCCCCTGCCACCCCCGTCCGGTCGCGCAGCGGGAGTGGCGGCCAGCTCGGGAGTGGGCACGCGGACGGTGAAGCCCACCGCGCGCTTCGTCGTGGGAGTGGGCAAGCTCCGAGCCGCCTGCGGTTTCCCCGGCTCGCTTTGCCCACTCCCGCGTTCTTGCCCACTCCCATCGTCGTCATTGCCTTGCCCACTCCTAACCCGTGCGGCCGTTTGTGGTGGCGGCCCTACGGCCGCTGCTGAAAATTTGGCGCATCGCCGGCCAACGGCTTGCGGGTCGGACCGTTCGGCCGACCCCCCTGCTCCGGCTGCGCCAGCGGAATCAACCGCGGCTCGTCCGGCTCCGGCAGGGCGTCGAAGACATCGGCGCGGCCGTTGCCGTCAGAATCGAACATAAGTTCGGGTGTGAACTGGGTCATGAAGCGAATCTGCGCTTCGGTGTAACCGGCCGTGCGGAGTTCCTTCACCGCGTCCATCCACGCCCGCTGCGCCTCGATGCGAGCCATCGCCGGCGACAGCAGCGCCTTCTGGCGCGCCTTGAATCGCACGGCGGCCGTCCGTTCCGCCGCCGCGGCACGCTCCTGATCGCGAGCGTGGTCCGGGTCGGCGCGGACGAGCATATAGGTCAACGATCCGGCGATCAGCGCCGAGAGGGGAAGCCCGTACTGGACCCAGTAGAGCTGCCAGTTCTGCAACGCCTGGCCGCGCTCCACGGCGAAGAACGTCACCATGTTCACGGCCGCGAAGAGCAGCCACACCAGCTCGATCGCCAGGCCAACCGTCTTCTGCTTGCCGCGCCAGCGGGACTGGATGAAGCCCAGCCCGGCCACCACGGCCGCCAGCTCCACCACCAGGGGGAAGGCCACGCGAATACCCGTCAGAATCAGCCCCACCGCGCCTTCGCCCGAGGCATAGGCTGCCGTCTGCGACAGCACCAGCATCACCGCGTGCGCCCCGGTGATGACCACCAGCGCCGCCAGCACCAGGTAGAGCAGGGCGCGAACCACGCCGATGGCGTTCTTCCGGCCCTCTTCGTTCGTCAGCTCGTACAAGTCGTCGTCGTTGTTGAATAAGTCGTTCATGGTGTCTCCTTTTACTGCTACAATCTCAGCGGCCGGTCTGTCTCCATTCCGGCCGGGCCGCGGTGCCTTGACCACCGCGGCCCACTCGTCATTCCTCCGTCAGATCAATCTCAATTGCACCTCCTGGACTGGTTCCTCGTCTGCTTCTTCCACGTACACCATCATCTTCGACATGTGCCGGTCGCGAACTATCGCTACGCCGGACAAATGGAACTCCGGTACGGAAGGGTTGATCCACACCGCGACCGGCACATGCCCGCCAGTACGAGAAGCGACCACGGCCGCTTCTACGTCGCGCTGGGCGTCGCTGCCCAGCGTAAACGTCCTGAATATCCGTTCCCCCACGCTGCTCATCGCGCCGTCTCCTGAACCTGCCGTTGCGGCCGGCCGGACATCTTCGGATAGCGCAACGGGATATCGGCCGCGCGCCGCCAGGCATAGAGCGTGGGTTCCGTGATGTGAAAATGCGTGGTGATGACCTTGATGTCCACGCCTTTCTCGTACCACGCCAGGGCCTGCTCCCGTGTCTTCGTCGGCCGCCGTCTCGGGATAACCATGTGCCATCCGCGCCGGACCAGGTATTCCGTGATCGACGGCCGGGCGAATCCCACGGCGATGCTGATCTCGGACAGCGTATAGCCCTCTTCGTACATCTGCTCGATCCGCGCCTTGTCGTCGTCCGTCATGCGGCCCCACCGGCGGCGCGCCGGTGTCGCTGTACTGCTCATCGCTGCACCTCGCCCACGGCCGTCTCATACGCCACCGGCGCCCACTCGCAGGGCACCAGCGCCGCCGCGCCCGGTTCGGCCGTCCAGCCGTGGGAGCGATAGCGCCGGTACTGCCCGCAGCGCGGGCACCATTCCTCGCCATCCAGCACCTGCCGCAGCTGATGCCCGCAGGTGTGGCACTTGCCGCAATGCCGCTTCGTCTTCGTGTTTCCCTTTGCCATGATGTTCCTCCAGACTTGCCACTACAGAATCAACTCCCGCACCCGGTTGCACAAGGGGCAGGGATAGAGATCGCGCGCCACCAGCCACCACGCGTTCGCGTGCCAGGCCGGGCGCAAATGGACACTGGGCGCCTCGTCGGCCGTTCCCTGCTTCCCGGCCGGGACATCCTGAAACGGGCCGCCCACCGCCACGTCCAGCATGAAATAACTGCTGCCGACACAGTTCTCGCACTCGCCTGGCGCGACGTTCGTGTCGTCGCCGTGGAGCGTTAGCAGGTCCATGAACACCCGCCGGCCGGACCGCTTGGCCTGCTGGGCCGCGTAGAACATATCCTGCGTCACCTGCCGCCCGCCGAGGCGAAACTGCGGCGAACGGTTCATCGCCCGGTTCGGTGCTGTCGTCGTCGTTGTTGCCGGTGCCTGATACATCGTTTACCCCCTATGAGGTCGCCGGCTTCGGCCCAAAGGCCGCCAGCGCCCGCTCGATCTGGCTCATCCTCTTCGGCGCCGCCGCCTGGTGCGTGGCCCCGGCGATCGTCTCCCGGATGCCCCGCGGCGATGGCGGCTCGCCCTTCTTGCCGCGCCAGTCCTCGTCAAACCAGTTCCACGCGCCGGCCACCCGCTGCTTGCTGTAGCTCCGGCGCACCTGGTCGGCCGTGTAGCCCGCGGCCACCAGCTCCTCGGCCAGGCCGCCCACCTTGTCCCAATTCAGCTTCGCCGCCATCCCCGTCACTTCGGTGATGGCGTTCGCCATATCGACCACCGCCAGCTGCTCCGGCGAGAGCGGGCGCGGCTGCGGCTCCGGTTCCTCCGGCGGCTGAAAACCATTCCCGCCGGGTGTCCGGTCCGCAGGGCCGAAGCGAACGATAGGGGGAGGGGGAGAAGCCGCCAGCACCGCGGCCGTGGCCGGGTGCAGCCTCACATTACCCTTGATGGATCCTCCCTGATGGATCAATTGATGGTTAGATGATGGATCGGGTGACACAGTGTCACTTACCAAGTGACAATCTGTCACTATGTCAGGTGACAATCTGTCACTTACCAAGTGACAATCTGTCACTTCCCGATGTGACAAATTGTCACTTACAATAGGTGACAAATTGTCACTTACTGATTCGGGTGGCCGTAGCTGGGCGACCACAATCGTGTAAGAATTGCTCCGGCTCTTGTTCCGTTTTCGTACCAGAAACCCCCCATCCACCAGCGCGTCGATGGCCCGGATGACCGTCCGCTGCGACATAGCGCACTTCTTCGACAGCTCCAGAATCGACGGATAGCAGCTCCCGCCCTGGTCGTTGGCCCGGTCAGCCAGCGCCAGCAGCACGAACCGCTGCGTGGCGTCGTTCGGACCATGATCCCATACGAGAGACATCAGTTTGATACTCATGATACCTTTCCGTTAATTTGTGCCACGGCGTCGGCGCGGGCACCGGCCGCGCTCCATACCAACACGGCAAGGAGGCCAGAGGGTCATGCCGTCACCTTCTCCTCAATCCGCCGTTGGCGAGCAACGGCTAACTGAATCCACGCGCCATAATCGGCTATCTCCTCATCAGTGTATTCGTGTTTCCGCCCAATGGCCTCGTAGTTTCCGAGCCAATGGCTGTAGGTGTGGCGCTCGCAGCCAATCGAGATATAGCCCCCGGCGGCCACGGCGTGATGTCGACCGAAAAATCCGATGGAGAATGCGCCCGCGGCCCCGCTCAGGTTGGCCTCGCGCAGGTCGGCCTCGCTCAGGTTGGCCTCGTACAGGTTGGCCCCGCTCAGGTTGGCCTCGTACAGGTAGGCCTCGCTCAGGTTGGCCTCGTACAGGTTGGCCCCGCTCAGGTCGGCCTCGCTCAGGTTGGCCCCGCGCAGGTTGGCCCCGCTCAGGTCGGCCTCGCTCAGGTCGGCCTCGCTCAGGTAGGCCCCGCTCAGGTTGGCCCCGCTCAGGTAGGCCTCGTACAGGTTGGCCTCGTACAGGTTGGCCCCGCTCAGGTTGGCCCCGCTCAGGTTGGCCTCGTACAGGTTGGCCTCGTACAGGTTGGCCCCGCTCAGGTTGGCCCCGCTCAGGTTGGCCTCGTACAGGTTGGCCTCGTACAGGTTGGCCCCGCGCAGGTTGGCCTCGCTCAGGTCGGCCCCGCTCAGGTCGGCCCGTATGCCGCTCTCCCGGCAATACGCGAGATAATCGCGCACCGTGCCGTCGGGGTTAGATTGCTTCCACTCGTTGTAGTTCATTGCCCTGCCTCCAACCGCGCCACCAGCCGCAACGCGGGCGCGGCGTTCGCTTCTGATATAGTGTTCATGATACCTTTCCGTTTACCTGTGCCGCCGCGTCGTGCCGGCGGTTGTTCTCCTCGATCATCTTTAAGCGGATGCGGTTCGCCGCGGCCATAATCAATGCGATCTGGCTCGCGACCTCCGGGTCATCCGTCCAGTACAACGCCCGCTTGCACGCGCCGACGATCTCAATCGTGTCCGCGATCACGCCCTCCACGGCCTCCATCTCGTTATTTCCTATCCGCGCCATCCCCTGATTGCCCCTCCGACGAACGGTCCAGCGTCTCCGCGAACTGTCTCAGTTCCCGCACGTACGCCGACCGCCGCCGCTCCTTCTCCGTTACTTCCAAAGCCCCCACAATCGCCCCCGCCACCGCCGTGGCGACGGCAAACGCCAGCCACGTGATGAAGTCCAGCAATCCCAACATTGCCGGAATCCCGGTGATGGCGATGATCGTCGCGTGCCCCATCACGCGGCGAGCCAGTTCATTGCCCGCCCACAGCCGGCCGAGCGTGATATGCTCAATGCCGACTACGGCGGCCGTCACGGCGGCGATGACGATGATGAGTCTGATGTCTTCCGCCAAAAACTCGTTTGTCACAAAATCCTCCCGATGCTTTATACTGACCACAGTACCGATACATTCGTGCCGGAAGGGAAGCCGGTGCGAAGAGGAGTCCGTCAATCGAATAGACCCCAAAAGCCTCCACCCCTCCCTTCGCCAGGCCGGGCGCGCGCTCGATGTGCGTCCGGCCCTTAGTCTGAGTAGAAACACTGAGAACATATTGCAGGATGCCGACATTATCGCCATGCGAAATATATGATGCGTGATAGAATCCGGGTGCGGCCGTCAGGGGAAGTCGGCCGCACCACCAGCCCAATGGTTCCTCCGTTGAACCCAAATTCAACATGGGGATTTTTCTGTCATGCTCTTCACCGATACCGAGCGGCGCTTTCAAACGCTGCGATTGTCCGATGCTGCCCATCGGGCGGCGCTCAACCGCGCCGGCGTGCCCGATGTCACCCCCGCCACCGCCCGCTGGTTCCGTTCCTCGCTGGACCGGCTCCTCCGGTTCGTGGGCGACCTTCACATCGACGAGCTGACGCCTCAGCTCATCTACGACTGGCACCAGTCCCTGCTCGCCGGCGCGTCGGCCGTCACGGCCAACAGCTACCTGCGCGCCGTGCGGACCGTCTTTTCACGCCTGACTCAGTACGGCTACCTGGCCGCCAACCCGGCGGCCGGCGTCCCGTTTGCGAAGGAACCGATGCGCCGACCGAAGGCCGTCAGCCAGGAAACGTACGAGAAGCTGCGCGCCGCGGCCGACTCGTCCCGCGACCTGGCGATCATCGACATGCTGTGGGCCACCGGCTGCCGCCTGGCGGGCCTGCGCTCGATGCGCCTGGAGAATATTGAGCTATGGACACAAGGGGAAGAACTACGAATGGCCGTGCTCGTCACCGAGAAATTCGGAAACAGCAGGTACGTCTACGCTCGCTCGCCGCAGTCCGACTCGCTGCGCGCCTGGCTGGACGATCGTCCGGTTGTGGCTCACGACGTCGTCTTCGTGAGCCAGAGCCTCCAGTCGCGAGGTCGGCCGTTGACCGATGATGGGATTCAGGGTATTCTGTGGCGGTTGCGGCAGCGGGCCGCGATCCCGAGGGACATACCAGCGAACGCCCACGCCTTCCGTCACGCCTTCGCCATCAGAATGCTCGATCAGGGCCACGACATCAGCGCCGTTGCCGCCTTCATGGGTCATACGGACCCGGCGTTCACGGCGAAGGTCTACGTGATCCGGCGAGAGGATGAGCTGCGCCGGAAGTACTTCGGCGATTAGCGGCTGGTAAAAAGGCAGCTTCCCAAGCTGTTATCACGGGTTCGAATCCCGTATGCCGCTCACCCACCCTGGTGCGAACAGGATGGGAGGTGCAGACCGAGATCGGTGAGGACCCTGGCAATTGCTCTCAGTTGTTAAGGTGCAAACCGATCGCCCAGGGCCGCCGCCGGAGGAAACACCCAACGGCGGCTCTGGTGTGCCTTTAATTAGCGGTTCGCCTGCGCTTCACGTAGGCGCAAAAGTTCTTGAACAGCGGATTGTGGGATGCGCCACAAACTCTTCTTGTTTGTGGGGTCCTGTTGATACGCACCTTTCAGTGCTCCCGACCGGCACATGCGTCGAACGTGTCGGCCCGATAGACCTAAAATAATACCTACTTCGTCAGGGGTTAGATACAGCTCCCCGCCAGTGGACGCGATGGACATGGTAAGCACATGATACAACCTCCCGACGATTCCGTCAATCCCTTTCCACCTTAAAATAACCGTGTTTTTTACAGAACTATCTAAGCAAATCCGCCGTAATTTCTCTACGTATTTTATTTATTGGAGGATTCCACGCCATGACCACCCCCGATTCCCCGCGGCCGAAGCTGTCCACCGGGCGCGCCCTGCTGCTCCTGGTGGGCCTCATCGCCGTCATCTTCCTCGTCGCCCTGGCCGCGCTCAACCGGATTCAGGACCGGCCGAACGCCCGCCTCACCGACCGGATCGTCCGCACCCGCGCCGCCCTCAACGCCGACCCCTATGCCAGCTTCACCACCGTCCGCAACGACTGCGGCGCGTGCGGCACCCATACCCCCGTCGGCGGCTGGGAATCGGCTGACGGCCGCGTCATCGTCTTCGACGAGGATGGCACCTTCACCGCCCTCTTCCCCGACGAGTCGCCCCTGTCCGGCCGCTGGGACATCACCGGCAGCCGTCTCTGCCTGGAGTCGGCCCTCAACACCAGCTCCTGCTTCGACTACGAACAGCGCGTCGATGCCATGAAACTCAACGAGGCCATCTACATCCGGGAGTAAGCGACAGACTGGCGTCATCTTGCCGACAGATTGATGACGGCCGCCGGGAGGAGGAGCCGCAACCCCCGGCGGCCGGCTAACGGCCTCTCGGCCGGATTAGCTGCTGCGCTTCAACAACCGGTGCACGCCCTGCTGCACCGTCGCCGCCGTCAGAAACACCACCACGATCTCCCACACCGTCGCCCACCAGTCCTCCGGGCAGACGACGCCCCGCCAGCAGTTCAGCGCCACCAGGCCGATGCTCAACACCGCCACCGCCCCGGCCATCATCCCCCGCTTCTGGCTCTCGCTGAACTTGTCCCACCAGCCCTTCAACCCCGGAAACCACTCCAGCAGCAGCGACACAATCACCGCCACCAGCGACGCCACACTCATATTCTCAGTCATGATTCATACCTCTACGTGTGATAAGTCCTACTGCGAATCCAGCAGGCCAACCAGTAACATCAGCGCGTCCCGCGCCTCGGCCAGCTCCTGCCCCACGGCGTACAGCGCCTCCTCCGCCGCCGTCAGCCGTTGCTCGGCCGTCACGATCGCGCCATAAGCCGCCGCGCCCAGCTGCGCCATCCGCTCCCAGTCCGGCGGCTCCGGCTCCTCTTCCTCATCCGGCGGTTCCACCACCGGCGCCAGCGCGCCCATCACCCCGCCGCTCGTCGATGCCCCGATGACCGGCGAACCCGGCAGCGGCCGGTAATTGTCCGCCCGGAACCCGCCGTCCACCGCCGGCCACACGTCCACAAAATCCACGTCCGGGTTCATCAGCAGCGGGTCGGCCGTCACGTCCCCATCCCCGGCCACCGGCGGCGCTTCCCCGTCGGCCGAATACCAGCAGTTCCGCAGGAACGTCACCCCGCCCGCGCCGGAGATCTTCCCCAACTGCACCCCCGCCGGCGCGTAAATCAGGTTGTCCTGGAACACGCTCTCCCGGTGCGGCCGGTTGTTCATGTTCGCGAAAATCTCGATGACCGCCTGCGTCTTCGACTCCCCCGCCTCATCCGCCCACACCTCGCCGATGAACGTATTCCCGGCGATGACCGAGCCGTTCAGCTGCGTGTCGTAGTTGTTCGGGTTATTCGCCACCGTCAGGCAACTGGACCCGCCGATGACCACGTTCCCGATGAGCTGCACGTTGAACGAGTTGGCATACGCCGCCGCCGGCGTGCCCGGCTTGCCCTCGTCGCCGATCTTGATCGCCGTGGGCGCGGTCCGCTTGTCGTACGACGCCCCGAGGAACGCCTGGCGCTTCGTGTGATAGACCACATTCCGCCGGATGCTCACGTTCCGCGCCCGGTTGACGTAGATCCCGCTGTGGTTGATGGTGTGGATGACGCAATCCTCAATCACCACCCCGTCGCTCTCCTTGTCCGCGTTGATGCCCTCCTTCATCGCGTAGGCCACCACGCAGCGCCGCAGGACCACTGCGTCGGCGAACTTGATCATCACCGCGTTCGCCGCCTTCTGCCCCTGCCCCGGCGCGTGCCAGGCCAGCGACGAATTCGTGAAGACGCAATCGACCACCGTCACCCCGGCGATCTTCGCCGCCTTGCTGTCCCCGCCGATGTCCAGGCTCGCCCCATACGTCGTGTCCGACCCGCAGCGCTCCATCAGGCAGTCGCTCGCCGCCTTGCCCACGCCGAACGCCGCCCCGCCGACGTTCTGGCACCACAGCCCGCGCAGCGTCACTTCCGGCTCGCGGACGTTGATCATCTTCCCGTACAGCGACCCCGGCCGGCTGTTGCCCAGCGCGTACGTCGCCCAGTCGCCATAGACCGGCTTGTACCCCCCGTCCCACGTCGGCTGATGCCCCTCGTCCGCCTCCCACACCGTCCCCGCCCGGTCGATCGACAGCCGCTGCCGGAAGTGCGTCGCCGGGTCGTCGCGATTGCCCCGCAGCCGCACCACGTCGCCCCCGGTCACGGCCGCCAGCGCCCGGTCCGGCGTCTTAAACGGGTTCAGGCTGCTGCCGTCCCCGGCGTCGTTGCCGTTCTTAAAGTCCACGTAGAAAACGCTCATCGAACTCCTCACAGCGCCACCGCCGGCCACCTCACCTTCGGCCGGCGCTTGCGCGCCACCGCCAGCAGGTCTTCCAGTTGCCCGTGCCGCGCGGCATACTTCACCAGCGACAGCGCCCGGGCCGGCGCTTCGTGCCCGCCATAGCTCTCCGTCGGGATGGCCGCCGCCGTCGCCAGCTCGTCCATCTCCGCCATCGTAAAGTGGTCGATGATCAGCTGGTAAATCCGCACCAGCGGTTCTTCATCCACCGACCGTTGCACAAACACTTCCGGCCGCCACTCCGGCGGTTCGCCCAGCCGGATGACCTGCGCCGTCAGCGTTGCCGTCCCCACCTTGTAGTGAGACAGCGCCAGTTTCAACTCCACCACCTGCAGCGTCAGCTCGTCCAGCCGACGCCCGTATTCCTCCAGCGCCGTGTCGGCCTGGTACGTGACGCGCCGGTTCCGGCTGAACCAGATCGCCAGCCCCACCGCCACCAGCGCTACCAGCGCTACCAGAAAACCAAACGCCGCCTGCCAATCAATGACCACGTTGCCTTGCCTTGACGGACCTCGTGATCGACTTGATGACCATGCCGCCGTTGTAGGCGATCATCGCCACACACTGCACGATGAGCAGCAACCTCACCCCGCCGGCGCGCGCGTCAATCGGCAGATCCCCGAACGCCAGCCCGATGTAGAACAACCCCTGCATCCCCACGGCCACGGCCACGCCCAGCGACATGGGGGGATACAGCGGCAGTCGCTCATACCGGCGCTGCCAGTGGTAGTTGATCACCCAGCTACCACTGGCCGCCAGCAAAAACAGCGCCACCAGCCACGACGGCAAAAAACCGTACAGCCGCAGCAGGTAGTCCACTTAACCGATCTTGAAAATCTTGTTCGTGCCCGAGTCCCAGGTCACGGTGATGTCGCCGCCGTTCGGCGTGACGCCGAGTCCGGTCGCCGTGTCGATGTACATGATCAGCGGCGAGGTCGATTCGGTGGTCGTGTCCTTCCAGATAACCAGCGCCTCCGACGGATCGCCGGTCACGGCCGAGAACGTCACGTCCGCCGCGTCAAACGCCCCACCGGTCACGGACTTCGTGCCCAGCGTCGCCGTCGCAACACGCGCCCCACTGGGCACGTCGTCGATGAAGTCGTGGGTGCTCAGGTTGACCGTGTAGTCGGCCGTGTCCACCAGCGTCACCTTGATCGTGTCGTCAATCAGGTCGATCTCGCCCTTCATCAGGGCCTCGATGCCCTTGACATACATTCCATTCGCCATCTCTATCTCTCCTTCACAATGATCTGAATCGTGCGGTCATCGATGCGACCGCCCGTCGTCGTAATCCGGCAGCTCACCGGATACGTGCTGCCCGCCGTGCCGCCCTCCAGCCACACGAACGCCGTGTCGCTGTTGTGCGACTCGGTGTGGACCGTCAACCCCGCCGGCACCGTCCACGACGCCGACGCGATCGCGTCCCCATCCAGCCAATCCGTCCACTGGACGCCGAAGTCCAGACGAGCGTTCGGGTCCTTCAAAAACGCGTTGTTTGCCATTACGCATCCACCTCGTATACCCGGCTCTCCGCCGGCAGCGTCCAAACCCTCACATCCCGCCCCACCACGTACAGCGGCACGTCCACGGCCGCCCGCCGCGTCACCAGCAGCGCCCCCAGCGCCAGCGCCACGGCCAGCCCTTCCGGCGTGATAGCCTGCCCTTCCCCTTCCCCGGCCACCGTCGCCAGTCCGAAGCTCGCCGCCACCGCCAGCCCTGCCGGCGCAATGTCCACCACCCCGCGGCCGACCTCGGCCGCGCCCAGCGACGCCCCCACGGCCAACCCGGCGGGCGCGACGAGCAGCCCCACCACGGCCGTGCCGGACGTGATCCCGACACTCAATCCCTCCGGCGCGATTGCCACCGCCCCCGCGCCCACCACCGCGTCACCGATAGCAACGCCGACCGCCAGCCCCTCGGGCGCAATCGCCAGCCCGCCGGTGCCCACCACCGCATCGCCGATGACAATGCCCACAGCCAACCCATCGGGTGTAATCGCCACGGCGCCACGGCCCACCACCGCGTCACCGATAGCAACGCCGACCGCCAGCCCCTCGGGCGCAATCGCCAGCCCGCCGGTGCCCACCACCGCGTCACCGATGACGACGCCCACGGCCAGCCCATCCGGCGCGATTGCCACCGCGCCTCCGCTCACCGTCGCGTCGCCCATCGCGACGCCCACCGCCAACCCTTCCGGTGTGAGGGTCAGCCCCACGGCCGCATCGCCCATCGCGACGCCGACCGCCAGCCCTTCCGCCGTAATGCCCACCGCGCCACGGCCGACCGTCGCGTCACCCGCGGCCACCCCCACCGCCAGGCCACTGGGCGCGATATTCAGCGCCCCGGATGCCTCGCGAATCGAGATCGCCGCAATCACCCCGCCGTCACTGACGGCCGCCGTCCAGCCGAAGTCATACGTCGTCGCCGTGGCCGCCGCGATCGTGCCGCCGGTGAACCCGAAGTCGCCCGTCGTATCCGTGCCCGTCTGGCCTTCGTAGCGTTGCGTCGCCGCGTCCGGTGTGAACGGGTCGGTATCCCCGCCGCGCATCATCAGCCCGCCGACGATCATCGTGTTGGCCTCGCCGGTAACGAAATCCAGCACCGGCGTCGATGAGCCGCTGATCTCGTTCGTCGCGTTCGTGTCGTACGGGTCAGACTGGTCCACGCCCGTGAACGTCAGGACGTGAATCGACGACGCGATGGCGTTCGTGTTCCAGTTAATCGCCACGGCCGTCGAAGAGGTCGGCGGCGCGTTATAGGTGTAGATATAAATCCGGTAGGTCTTCGAAGCCGCGCCGCTCTCCCGCTCAATCGTCGCCCGCTCGGTCATCGCGTTCCCGCCGTACGTGGCCGAGGTGGCCGCGATGCCGCCAACCGCGTTCCGCATCAGGCAGACGATGACCACCGCCAGACGGTTGTCGCCCGCGCCGGCGGTGTGGTTCACCGAGAGCGTGGTCGCGTTCGCCGAGGACGTGTTCGCGGACACTGTGTCGTAGGCGATTGCCATCAGTTCCCTGCCTCCCGCGGCGGCACGCGATAGATGCGCGTCGCCGGCGTCGTGGCCGCGATCACCAGCAGCGTCCCCCAAATCGCCCCCACGCTCATCCCGGCCGGCCGCACGTACTGCGTCGTGATATTCACCCCCGCCGTGCCGCTCTCCACGGCCACCGCCAGCCCTTCCGGCGCGATGCCCACTCCACCCCGCGCCAGGACCGCCGACCCGGCCGTCGCCCCCACCGCCAGGCCATCGGGCGCGATGACCGCCGCCCCGCGGCCGACCGCGGCCGAGCCGACCCCTACCGCCACCGCCAGGCCACCCACGGCCACCCGCAGGCCCACAGCCGCGTCACCGATGACCACCCCCACTTCCAGCCCATCCGGCGCGATGACCGGCCGCACATCAGCCGAGCCGACCCCCACGGCCACTGCCAGCCCTTCGACCGTAATTCCTACCCCGCCCCGCCCGATGACCGCCGTCCCGGCCGTCGCCGCCACCGCCAGCCCGGACGCCTGGACCACCGCCCCGCCGGCGCTCACCACCGGCTCGCCCAACCCCGCCGCCACGGCCAGCCCTTCGGCCGTGATGCCCATCGCCCCGCGGCCGACCACCAGCCCGCCCACGGCCACGGCCACCGCCAGGCCACCCGGCGCGACCGCGAAGCCCACGGCCGCGTCGCCGAGAGCCACCGTCACTTCCAGCCCTTCCGGCGCGATGTCCTCCAGCCCGCCGCTCACCGCTGCGTCGCCGAAAGCCGCCGTCACTTCCAGCCCTTCCGGCGCAATATCCACCACCCCGCCGGCCACCGTCGCGTCACCGATGGCGATGCCCACGGCCAGGCCATCCGCCGCGATGCCCACGCTCCCGCCGGCCACTTCCGCGTCGCCAATGCCCACCGCCACCGCCTTCCCCAGCGGCCCGATGGTCAGCGTCGCCTCGCTCCACGCCCACACCAGCACCAGCGACGGCCGGAAGCTCGCCCCACCGTCCACGCTGTACGTCCGCAGCCATCCGCCTGCTCCCAAATCCCGCAGGATGACGAACAGATCGCTCTCGCCCTCCACCCACTCCGGCAGGTCGATCACTTCCTTCGCCGCCGCGCCGAAGTCGGGAGAATTCACGAACCCGGACGAGCCAATATCCGTCGCCACCCACGGCGCGGTCGATTCCGTCGGCGTCCGGTTGCTGATGTCAAATTGCGTCGTCGTAATCGCCGCCGGCGCGGCCGACAGCTCGCAGGCCAGCTCCAGCGCCGGATCGTCGTAGACGTTCGTGTACAGCCGCAAGTAGGCCGTCTGCACCACCACCCCGCCCGGAATCGGCGGATTCACCACCCGGAACCCCGCGTGCGGCACGTCCACGTTGACGTTGATGCTCGTCGCCAGCGGGATAATCGTCCCCACCGCCGTCTCCGTCGCGTCCTCGCTGATGGCCAGTTCCAGCCGGTGCGACCGCAGCTGCGCCGTCCCCACCGCCGCCGCCACCGCCAGCCCATCCGGCCGGATGACCGCCTCCCCGCCCGCCACGGCCGCGTCGCCGATGTCCAGCCCCACCGCCAGCCCCGCGCCGGTGATGCCCAACCCCACCTTGCCCGTGCCGATCTCCACCCCCACCGCCAGGCCGCTCGCCGTCACCCCCACCGCCCCCGGCGTCACCGTCGCATCGCCCGAAGCCGCGGCCACTGCCAGCCCATCCGGCCGAATCAGCGCCCCCGTCGTCGTCACCACCGCGCCGCCGATCTCCGCGGCCACCGCCAGCCCGTCCGGCGCAATCGCCACCGCGCCCCGCCCCACCGTCGCGTCACCCAGCCCCGCGGCCACCGCCAGGCCACTGGGCGCGACCACGTTCGCCACCCGTGCCGACCCGGCCGCCACCGTCACGGCCTTGCCCGCCGGCGCGACGTGCAGCACCAGCGTTGCCGTGCCCTTGCCGACCGTCACGGCCTTGCCCGCCGGCGCGATGTTGACCGCCCCGCGGCCGACCGTCGCCCCGCCGATAGCCTTCGCCACCGCCAGCCCGCTGGGCGCGATCCCCACCGCCCCCCGCCCCACGGCCGCCGTGCCGATGGCCTTCGCCACCGCCAGCCCGCTGGGCGCGATGTCCTGCTCCGGCACGCCAAATCCCCACTCAATCACCAGCCGCGGCCCGTTCGTAAAGTTCGCCGAGTCGGCCGTCAGGTCCCCGCCCGTTCCGTTGTCGGTGATGAAAAGGCCGATGTCATCGCCGGCCGCCCACGCCTCGTCGTCGATGATCTCCTGGATGACCGCTGAAATATCGGGCGAGTTCTTGTAACTGCCCGTCCCGATATTGCTCGCCGTCCAGCTCACCCCCGCCGTCGTCAGCGTCCGGCTGCTGATGTCGTAATTCGTCGTCGTGAAGTCGGCCGGATTGATCTCCCCCCGGATGGTCAGCCCCGGATCGTCGGCGAAAGGAACATAAACCTGAATATACGAGGACGTGACACTCGCCCCCGGCGGCACCAGCACGTCGCGGATGATCATCCCGCTGCGATACGTGATGTTGGCAGCGAACACCGTGGGTATCAGCAACACCTCCCCCGTCGCCACCGTCTCCCGCGCGTCGTCGTTCCCCGTCGCCACCGACTTGACGATCTTGTGCGGCCACACCGTCGCCGACCCGAACGCCGCCCCCACCGCCAGCCCACTCGGCGCGATCACCAGCGCCGTGTAGGTCAGCTCCACCTCCACCGTCGTCACGTACACCGCCCGCGTCTGCGTGTTCCGCAGGTAGAACGTGAACCCGCTCCCCCAGTTCGCGCTCAACCCCGAGTGCGTATACGTGTAATCCGCGTAGCTGCTGGTGGAGGTCAGCGTCCCCGATTCCCCGCTCTGCGTCCCGCCCCCCTGCTTCGCGAACGAATACCCCACCACAAACGCCGCGTTGCTCGCCCCGCCCCGCTGTGCCCGGACCCGGATCGCCACCTGCGAAATCGTCGCCCCGCTCGGCAGCGACGGCGACGCCGTGAACGTCTGCACGTTCTCGTCCGTCGTCGTGCTGCTGATATACGTCGTATTCCCGTCGTCCGGCGTGGCAACCGCCGCCACCTTCGACGCGCCCGAGATCAGGTTCCAGTTGTCCGGAGCGGTTGTCCCGCTCGCCACAAACGTCAGGGTGGTCACTTACCCCGCGCTCTCTTCCTCCCCCACCTCCTCGTCAGCCTGGACCGCATCCTGAACCCCCAGCAGCGCCTCCACTGCCCCCCGCCACATCCACACCTGGCGCTCCGCCTCTCGCGCCTGGTTCTCCCAGTACGCCAGCTGCGCCTGCGCCTGTTTCAATCGCTCCTCAACCGTCATCGCGCTCCTCTCAGATAATCTTCCGCGCCACCTGGCCCGCGAACTTGATATACAACCCCTGCACGCCCCCTTCACTGCCCAGGTAAATGTCCGCGAAGCCCGTCGGCACCGTCGGCAGCCCCGCTCGTTCCGTCAATCGAATCACCGCGTTCGGCGGTGTGCTGCTGCTATGCCCCACCGTCAATCCTGTCGTCGTCCGTAGCCCCGATGCGTTCACGTAAGCCCCGCTGGGCGTCGTCAATGCCGCCCCGGCGTTCGTCGCCAGTGTGAAGCTCCCCGGCGTCAGCAGCAGCAGGCTCGTATTCGCACCGCTGATGACGTTGAAGTTCATCTCTTCCACCGTCGCGAACCACCCCGTGCCGCTGATGGTGTGATAGTTCAGCGTGTCCGCCCCGATTCGCAGCAGGTTCGCCCCCGTCCCCGCGTGCCCGGCGATATGCCCATACTGCACGCCCGCATCCGTCACGAACTTGATCTCCGACGAACGCCCGCCCACATACCCCGCCCCGCTTTCCCGGAATGTCAGCCCGCTCGCGTCCAGCACCACCCGCCCCTGGCCCGCCGTGAGCTGTCCGCTCGTATTCACCGTAATCTGCTCCACCCCGCCGTTGTACGTGCTCAACCGCCCCACCCCCGACGCGTTGAAGATCTTCAACCCCGTCGTCGGCGCGGCGAACGTCCCCGTCCCCTGCCAGATGCCCCCGCTTGTCCCCAGCGTCATCGGTCCCGCGAACCGGCTGTTCCCGCTCGAATCCAGCTCAATAACCGCCGCGTTCGCGCTGTTCCGCAGCTCCAGCGCCGCGCCCGTCCACCGCAGCCCCACCCCGCTCGCCTTCCCGATCCGCAGCTTGTACAACCCCGCGTCCGCCCCCACCCAGAAGCCATCCCCGCCCGCCTCATACCCCGTCGGCAGCCCCCGCCCCACCGCCACACTCGGCACCTGCGGGTCCAGCCGGATGGCCTCATCACTGGAGTTAATG